AGCTGCAAGGCACACGGGAGAACATGGACATGGTGGCAATGGTGCTGATGGACAAGTGCGGCTGGCACGTCCAAGAGGAGACAGCGGACAGCCGGGACACCCACAGCATCGCGTATCTGTACGAGTGCCTGGAGAAGCTGGCGGAGGAGATCAACGAAGGCCGCATCAAGCGGAAGCACATTAAGGACGTGCTGAAGGACGAGTGCGGCGTTGTGTTTGGAGATTAGGAGGTGATTTAGGTGAAACATTTAGGCGATATTACGAAAATAAATGGGGCAGAGATTGAACCCGTTTGGTGTATTACAGGTGGTTCACCTTGTTAGACAGGATCTATCCATCGCCGGGAAACGCGCCGGTTTGGCGGGAGCGCGAAGCGGCCTGTTTATGGAGCAGGTACGCATCGTAAAAGAAATGAGGGAGACGGACAAAAGGAATGGACGGACAGGTGACATGGTTAGACCTCGGTATCTCGTGTGGGAAAACGTGGTCGGAGCCTTTAGCAGCAACAAAGGAAAAGACTTCGCAGCCGTGCTCGAAGAGATCATCAAAATCGTCGAGCCGGAAGCCCCCGGTATTGAAGTGCCTGAAAAGGGTTGGCCTACCTGGGGGGGGCTACCACGATGAAGTGGGAGGACGATGGAGCGTGGTGTGGCGAACTCACGACGCGCAATACTGGGGAGTGCCCCAACGCCGTCGTCGTATCTCGGTTGTCGCAGATTTTGGAGGAGACACCGCATCCGAAATACAATTTGACGGCGAAAGCCTGCCAGGGGATATTACGGCGAGCGGAGCGTCGGGGGAAGGATTTGCCGAAACTGCTGAAGCAGGTGCTTCTTATGCAGTCCGCATCAGGGGGGGCTGTGACGGAGGAGGAAAAGGTGCGTTAGTGCAGACGGAGAAAAGCGGAACGCTGGGAACGGGGAACGATCAGACGATTTTCTGCATGGCCACACAGCAGGGAGGCTCGGAACTGCGGACAGACGACCGAGCGCCCACACTGACCGCAGCGGCGGGCATGAGCGGGAACAATCAGCCGGTGGTATGCGCCGGGTTTAAGCTGGGCAACAGTGAACAGGCGCGGAGCATCGGCTATCAGGAGGAGCTGTCCCCTACACTCAACGCTGAGTGCGGCGGGAATAAGCCCGCTGTGGTTGCACCAGCGGTGGCGCTGGACATGACACACGCCTGTGACGTCATCCGCGAGTGCGGAGAGCAGGTCCCGGCGTTGCAATCCCGTATGGGAACAGGCGGCAATCAAGTGCCGCTGACATATTCCAGGCAGGCAATCGGTGAGTACAAAGAAAGCAGCACGGGAAGCACCTGTTCTGCACGAGATTTTAAGGACAGCACAGACCTTGCCATCACACACATGGTCGTGCGCCGCCTGACGCCGATGGAATGCGAACGGCTGCAAGGTTTCCCTGACGGATGGACGGATATTGGAGATTGGGTTAAAACAGATAAACGCGGGCGCGAAATAAAAGTGAAAGGAAGTGCGGACAGCCCACGGTACAAGGCGCTGGGCAACTCCATCGCCCTGCCCTTCTGGGACTGGATGCTGCGGCGCATGGCGCGGTATCTGCCGGAGGACGCGACGCTGGGTAGCTTATTTGATGGCATCGCAGGTTTCCCGCTGATCTGGGAGCGCATACACGGCAGAGGTACGGCGCGGTGGGCAAGCGAGATCGAGCCGTTTCCAATCGCCGTGACGAAAAAATGGTTTGGGGAGGAATGAGATGACAAGAGCGTATGAAATTGCGGCGGCGCTGCGTGAGTTTTCATTTTGGGCGGAGTATGGGGAAGATGCGGACGAACAGGAGAAAATGACCGCGGATCTGTACGCTGCCGCTGACCTGATCGAGAACCAGCAACGGCACATAGAGGCACTGATGAAAGCCAACGACAGCCTGAAGGACGCCATTGCGCGGCGGAATAAACAGATAGAGGACATGAAGCAGGGCATGGCACAGCTGGCAAAGGCTGTGGCGGTGAAGGAGGAGATGGAGTGGTGGAACGACTGACACAGCGACTTAGAACTGGTGAGGTTCTTATGGCGTCAGATTACGAGGAGAAATACACGGAACTAGAGTGGATCTGTGTGCTGCAAGACCGCCTTGCCGCCTACGAGGACACGGGGCTGACGCCGGGAGACATCAAGGAATTGCTTGACATGGCTGTGTCGAAAACAGACAAGGTTTTGCGGCTTAAAGAAGAATTGCACACCATCAAAAACGAGCTATGCCAATACTGCGGGAAGTACAAACAAGCACACGAGGGCGCCTGTGACGGGTGCAAATGGAGGGAAATGTGATGGATGCTGTGAAGTTTGTAAAGGAATATCTGCGTATGTGCACAAAGGTTGATGAGTGCGAGGATTGCCCTGTATACAAGACTGACTTTTGTACTGTACCTGCTAAGGAGCGTTCACAGGAGAGCGCGGAGGAGATTGTCGAGCTGGTCGAGGAGTGGTCTGCTGCACACCCGTGCAAGACACGGCAGAGCGTGTTTTTGGAGCAGTATCCTCAGGCTGATATTGATAACACCGGGCTTTTGATCCTGTGCCCTAAGCGTATTTCTGCTGATATACGGGTTACCGCCGATTGTTTGCGCCAGGGGTGCTCCGATTGTCGCCGCGAGTTCTGGATGCAGGAGGTAGAGTGATGGATACGCCGTGGAAGGAGGAAAAGGCATGAGCAAGGCCGTGATGATAAGCATTCGCCCGAAGTGGTGCGAGAAGATGGACGGAGGTGACAACAATGCGGCTGATTGATGCGGAAGAATTAGAGCGTTTGTTTAACGAGCAAATTGAACGAGGCGCAACAGATGCGTTTGATGCGTTTGATGATGCTTTGCAAGATGCACCCACCGTCGATGCCGTGGTCGTGACGCACTGCAAAGACTGCTATCAATCAGTGGTGATCGGAAATGTCCTGCACTGCACCTATTGGGCAAAGGACACGGACGAAAACGGATATTGCCACGAGGGAGGATAAGCCAATGGCTGAATACATCACAAAAGAAGCCGCCATTCAGACATTTGAGTGGGGCGAAGCAGACGTAATTGAGGACTACGGGGATGGTTGCAATTTTGGCTTTAGCCGAGGGGTCATCAAAAGCGCAATCAATGCTATCCCCGCCGCTGATGTTGTCCCCGTGGTGCGGTGCAAGGACTGCAAGTACTACAAAGATGGACGGAGGTGCGAAGTAGTGTTCTGCTGGATATTCACCCGCGCTGCACAAATGGAGGGCCACGAATTTACAGACGATGTAGCATACTGCTTCTGCTGAACAAAGAAACAGGCTATTAAGAGGTTCGGCCAACTATACGACGATGTAAAGCCATTCGAGGTTGACAAGGTGGTGTTTGACCCATTCAGGCGGCTGCCGGTCGTGGTAACGGATTATTGAGGAGGTACGGAGTGATGGCGGAGATCATACTGAAATGCGAAAAGGAATATGAAATATGCTGTCCGGTGTGCGGTACGCCGGAAAGCAAAAGCCCGGTACGGTACCCGGACGCCCAGGCACCGGGGGAAAGCTGGATACAATGCGTCAAGTGCGGTACGTCATATAAGCCGCCGAAGTGGCAAGCGGCGGGAGGCGGAAGCTATAATATACCGACATGGCCCCCTGGTGATGGCGGACCGGGGTATAGAGGGAACGAACTGGAGATAGACGTATTCTATGGAGGCGGAGGCGGCGATGCAGATCGGTGACACCATCCGGGCGCAATTTATGACGCTGCCGAGCGAGTACCCCGGCTCCGGTGCCAACGATGAAAAGCGGTTCCCTGTTCGTAAGGGTACGGTGGTGTATGTGCATCCGGCAGGGCGGTACATCGTGGCGGAGTGCGGCGGCGTGCGGGAGACATTCTTCCCGGAGGAGGTGGTAGGGTGAAAGAGCAGACGGTTGAATACTTGAGGCTATACTTTGAGTGCGGCTGGCGCATGAGCACGATTGCGCGGCATTTTGGTGTAAGCACATCTACTGTATCTCGATGTATATCCAGAGCAGAACGACGCGAGTGCCCCTTTGCTAAAAACTGCCGGTACTGCCCGCTGAAAGAATGTGCGATAAAAGAAGAGTACGCGCCGTATGTAAACGCAGAAATTAGGTGATGTTGCACAACGAAATGCAACAACAAAAAAAGATGTGATAACGTGGGGGTGCAGGGGCAAACTCTGCATCTCCATTCTTTTTCTTTTCCCCCTTCTTTCCTGATGGGCGGGGCTTCGGCTCCGCCCGGATGGAGCAATATGCCGCACGCACGAAGCAGCTCACGATAAGAGCCGGGAGGTCGCACCTTCCATGCGGCAACAGATGGCAAGCCCCATGCGGGCAGACGGACGTCAAGTATCTGATGCGCTGGCAGACCGCTGCAAGGGATGCGTCCCAAATAGTCTGCTTACTTCGTATAGGACTTCCCGCACCTCTTGGCAATGTGTCCCAGGGAAGACGTTGATGATCTGCTGGTAGAGCGCCAGCAGATCATCAAAAGAAAGCTCAACGGGTTCAGGTGAGGCGAAAGCCGGGTACAGACGTGCCAATGACAAAGGCCAGTAGTGGGAGGCCGGTGCGTCAGGCAAAGGAGGCCACATGGAAGTAAAAAACAAGCGGCTGGCGGATATTATGCCGTATGCTGCAAATGCCAAGAAGCACGACAGACGGCAAATCAACAATGTGGCCGAAAGCATTAAACAGTACGGGTTCGTGCGGCCGATTGTGATTGACCAAGAGGGTGTTATTGTTATCGGCCACTGCCGCGCTATGGCGGCAAAGAAGCTGGGCATGGAAGAAGTGCCTTGCGTCTGCGTGGACGATCTGACACCGGAGCAGGTGAACGCCCTGCGGCTGGTGGATAACAAGAGCAACGAGAGCGACTGGGACTTTGACCTGCTGGCTGATGAACTGCCTGGTCTTGACCTGTCGGCGTTTGACTTTGATTGGGGGCTGCGTGATGAACTCGACACGTCAGTTGTAGAGGACAACTACGATCCTGTTTTACCGGCAGAGCCGAAGAGCAAACTTGGCGATGTGTACCAGCTTGGAGACCATCGCCTTATGTGCGGAGATAGCACGTCTTTGACAGACGTACAGAAGCTCGTGGGGGGGGCACAAATGGATTTGCTGCTCACAGACCCTCCGTACAATGTGGACTATCAGGGCGCCGCCGGGAAGATTAAGAACGACAATATGGAGGATACGGCATTTAGACGGTTCCTGACGGACGCGTTTTCCAATGCGGCGATGGTTATGAAACTCGGCGCTCCATTTTACATCTGGCACGCAGACAGCGAGGGGTATAACTTCCGAGGCGCGTGCAGAGATGCGATGCTGCGTGTCCGGCAGTGCCTGATCTGGGTGAAGAACTCCCTTGTGATGGGGAGACAGGATTTCCAGTGGAAACATGAGCCTTGCCTGTATGGTGAGAGCGAGATTGAAGAAGAAGCACACGAACCTTGCCTGTACGGCTGGACGGAAGGGAAGAAGCATTATTTCTTCAAGAACCGCAGGCAGACAACCGTGTTGAATTTTGATAAGCCTGTCAAATCTGCGGAGCATCCGACCATGAAACCGATTAAGCTGTTTGATTACCAGATGCAGTGCTCAAGTAAGCCGGGAGAGAATGTTCTTGACCTGTTTGCTGGGTCCGGCACGACGATTATGGCAGCGGAGCAGAATGGCAGACACGCTTTCTGCATGGAGTATGATCCAAAGTATGCCGATGTAATCATTGACCGGTGGGAGAAGTTCACCGGGAAGAAGGCGGTGCGTTTGCATGACGATTGAAGAAGCACGGGCAATCATAGCCAAAACCAGCAGCCCGTATTTGAAGCGGGACATGGAGAAGTTTATTAAACGCCAACGCAGAAAGGAGGGCGTGTATGGCAAGAACAGGACGTCCTCGGAAAGAGATAAACGAGAAGCTGTTTGAAAACCTATGCGCTATCCAGTGCACAGAGAAAGAGATATGCTCAGTGCTGGAATGCTGCGAGGACACATTGAACGCTTGGTGCAAGAGAACGTATAAAATGACTTTCTCGGACGCATATAAAAACAAGAGCCAGCTTGGGAAATCAAGCCTGCGGCGGGCGCAGTTCAGGTTGGCTGAAAAGAACGCGACAATGGCGATTTGGCTTGGAAAGCAGTACCTCGACCAGAAGGATATTGTGGAGCAGAACATCAACACAGATGGTGTCAAGGTGATAATTGATGTCTGACATCCGCCTGTCTGAAAAAATTGGTTCTGCGTTCTACGACGTGGCGCATGACGTGTTCCATCATGGTCACACGCACTACGATTTCAGCGGTGGGCGCGGATCACTTAAGTCCTCCACGGTGTCTGTACTCGTCCCCCTGCTGCTGATAAACAACCCGGGTACACACGCGCTGGTGCTGCGTAAGGTGGCAAATACCATCCGTGACAGCGTGTACGCGCAGTATATCTGGGCAATCGGTGAACTGGGCATGGCGGCGTATTGGGAAGCAAAGGTTTCCCCGATGGAGCTGATCTACAAGCCTACCGGCCAGAAAATCATGTTCCGGGGCGCTGACGATCCCATGAAGATCAAGTCTATCAAGGTGCCGTTTGGCTACATTGCCGTGACGCACTTTGAAGAAAAAGACCAGTTTGCCGGTCGTGCCGAGATACGAACGATTTTACAGTCCACAATGCGTGGCGGCTCAAAGTATTGGAATTTTGAAAGCTACAACCCGCCGATAAGCCGCGATAACTGGGCGAACAAGGACAGCCTGGAAGAACGCACAGACAGGCTGTGCCACAAGTCAACGTACTTGCAAGCCCCGCCGGAGTGGCTGGGTGAGCAGTTTCTGGCAGAGGCGGAACATCTCAAGGCCACGGACGAGAGAGCGTACCAGCACGAGTATTTAGGTATTCCTGTGGGTACGGGCGGCAACGTGTTTGACAACCTTGAGCTGCGGGAGATCACCGACGAGGAAATGTCGCATTTCGACCACATCTACCAAGGCGTGGACTATGGGTGGTTTCCTGACCCCTTTGCTTTTATCCGTTTGCACTACGACCGTGCGAGGGAAACTATTTACCTGATGGACGAGATATACCAAAACAAGCTCACGAACGAGGCAAGCGGCAACATCATCATTCAGCGTGGATATAAAGACGCATATATTACCTGCGACAGCGCGGAACCTAAAAGCGTGGCAGACTATCGCGCTATGGGCCTTCCGGCAAAAGCAGCGGTCAAAGGCCCCGGCTCTGTTGACTATGGTATGAAGTGGTTGCAGCGGCGGAAAATCGTCATTGACCGGAAACGCACACCAAACGCATACAACGAGTTCGTGAATTACGAATACGACCGAAACAAAGACGGAGATATTATCAGCGGCTACCCGGATGAGAATAACCACTTGATAGATGCTACCCGGTACGCCGTTGAGCGCATTTCCCGTCGGATGGGAGTTATTGCATGAGTAACGCGGTTATCATCAAACTGAATGAGCTGGGCTATACCACCATCCCGGACAGCTTCTACAGCAAAGTGTACGAGTGGAAAAGCTGGTATCAGGGTAACGTTAAAGGCTTCCACAACTACACTGTGCAGAATGGTGAGCGACAGGTGAAGTGTAGGCGCTACTCCCTCGGCATGGGGAAAAAGCTGTGCGAGGATTGGGCTAATCTCTTGATGAACGAGAAAGTCCAAATCACGCTTGAGGGGCAAAAAGAGCAGGACTTTATTGACCTGGTGCTGACGGAAAACAACTTCACCGTCAAGGCGAACGAGATGCAAGAGATGAAGTCTGCACTGGGCACTGTGGCCTATGTTCCCCGCGTCATTGGGCAGGAGATCAGCGAAAGCGGGGATATTGTACCAGGCAACGCATCTGGTATCGTGCTGGACTATGTGACCATCGAGAACATTTACCCGCTGTCCTGGCAGAATGGATATATCAGCGAGTGCGCGTTTTCTTCCGAAGTCACGCGGGGCGGTAAAGATTATCTGTACTTGCAGATACACCGGCGTGAGGACAACGGCAACTATGTCATTGAGAACCGCATCTATCGGTATGACAATGAGCAGCTGGCGGACGAACAGCTTGTTAATGTTAAGGGGTTTGAGAACATTCCGCCTGTGGTGCACACAGGTAGCGACAAGCGGCAGTTTGTCATTGACCGGCCTAACATCGCCAACAACGTCAACTATCTGCTGCCGACCGGTATCGCAATCTACGCCAATGCTATTGACGTATTGCAGGGCGTGGACATTGCCTATGACAGCTACGTTAACGAGTTCAAGCTCGGGAAAAAGCGCATCATGGTCAAGCCGTCTGCGGCGCAGTATCTTGACGGAACCCCGGCTTTTGACCCTGACGATGTGGTGTTTTACGTCATGCCGGAGGATACAGAAGACGGCGCAGTTGTAACGCCAATTGACATGACGCTGCGGACGGCGGAGCATAACACCGGCATTCAGGATCAGCTCAACATTTTGTCCAGCAAGTGCGGCTTTGGTGAGACCTATTACCGCTTTGACGGTGGCAGCGTAGCAACTGCCACACAGGTCATCAGCGAAAACTCTACCATGTTCCGCACCATCAAAAAGATGGAGATTGTGCTGGAACAGGCATTAGTGGAGCTGTGCCGCATTTTGCTTCGGATGGGCAACACGGCCATGAATGCTGGGCTGGATGAAGATGTGGAGATCTCCATCGACTTTGATGACAGCATCATTGAGGACAAGCAAACCGACTTTTCCCGTGATATGCAGCTTCTCAGTGCGGGCATTATGAACGATTGGGAGTTCCGCATGAAGTGGATGAACGAGGACGAGGAGACTGCAAAGGCGGCGCTGCCGAAGATGCAGGACATGACCACGGAGCAGCAGAACGAAGTGGAGTGAGGTGACGGGCAGTGCCGAAATACCCATTCTCCCCTCTTGTTTTGGATGCCATGCCGGAAGAGCTGGCGGAGTTGTACCGAGGCCTTGAGGACACCCTGCTGATGGAGATATGTTCCCGGCTGAAGCTGCGGGACGAGCTGAATGAGGTAACGGTGCAGGACATCAAGGCGCTGCGGTCACACGGCATCGATCTGAAAGAGATTGAGAAAGCCATCCGCCAGACTACCGGCATCAGCGAGAAAAAGCTGAACGAGCTGATAGACGATGTGGTGGATCGCAACCAAAAGTATTACACCGAGGTCATAGACCTTGCCCGTGTAACACAGCCTGACGTGCTGGTGGATGCAACCACCATTGACGCCATCAAACGGCAGACGCAGGATGCGTTCCGCAACATCACCGCTTCGATGGGGTTTTTGGTAGACGCAGGGCGGACGATGCTGCCCCCCGCAAAGGCGTACCAGTGGGCTTTAGATGCCGCTACGTTGAAAGTAGAAAGCGGGGCTATTTCTTATGGGCAAGCCATCAAAGACGCCGTTAGGGAGCTTGCAAGCAGCGGCCTGCGGGTGGTGGACTATGAGAGAGGACACCGTGACCATGTAGACGTAGCTGCACGCCGTGCCGTAATGACTGGCGTATCGCAGCTGTGCGGCAAGTATACGGAGCAAGCGGCGGAATATCTGGAAACGCCGTATTACGAAGTATCTGCCCACGCCGGGGCGCGTGATGTACCAGGGCGGTCGCCGTGGGCATCGCACAAGGAGTGGCAAGGCAAAGTGTATTCCACCCGCAGCGGCGACATCTACCCGAATATCTACGAGGTGTGCGGGCTGGGGGCTGTGGATGGCCTGGAAGGAGCCAACTGCCGTCACCGCCGCAACGTTTGGGTTGAGGGCGTAAGCGAACGCACCTACACAGACAAACAGCTTGACCATATCGACGATGGGTTGGGCTGTACGTTTGAGGGCAAGACCTATACGGCATACGAAGCCACGCAGGAGCAGCGCAAGGTGGAGCGCACCATACGCAAGCTCAAGCGCGAAAAGGCGGCGTACAGTGCCGCAGGGCTGACAGACGAAGAACAGGCAGTGAATATCAAACTGCGCCGCCTGAACGCAAAGTACAAGGCGTTCAGCAAGGCGGCGGGGCTGCCGGAGCAGCGGGAAAGGATGAAGGTGCTGTATTGATCGACAACGAAGTCATACAGGCTATCGAAGCCATTTTGAAGCGCGGAAACAACGCAGAAGTGCGGCGAAAAGGCGACGGCGTTATTGTACTGGAAGTCCAAAAGAAAATCAAATATCAATCCCCGGTGTAATCGGGCACCGGGAAGGGCAATAGGAGCCAAGCAGTACGCAGATCATGCGTGGTGTTTGGCTCTTTGTTTTCAGTAAAAACCGCTGATGCGGATTTTATACAAAAATTGGCTATCTGCAAGCCTAAAAGTGCAGGCGGGGCGGTCACGGCAACGACCTAAAAAGCCTATCCCGTAAGGAGTTGAACATGAAGAAAGAAGAGCTGTTGAACATCGGCCTGACGGAAGAGCAGGCGGACAAGGTGTTTGCCATGAACGGCAAGGACATCGAGAAGCACAAGAAAGCCGCAGAGGACGCAAAGGCGGACAAGGAAGCCCTGGAGCAGCAGGTCGCAGACCGGGATAAGGACATCGCGGAGCTGAAAAAGACCAGCGGTGACGCTGCCAAAATCCAGGAGAAGCTGGATGAGCTGCAGGGCAAGTACGACAAGGAAACCGAAGCGTACAAAGCACAGCTTGCACAGCGGGATTATCAGACCGCCATTGACAAGGCGATTGCCGACAGCGGCGTGAAGTTTTCCTCCAAGTCTGCGGAAAAGGCTTTCCGCGCGGGTATCGGAGACAGCAAGCTCGAAATGAAGGACGGCGCTTTGGACGGGTTCGACAAGTACCTGGAAAAGGCAAAGTCCGAGGATCCCAGCGCATTTGTAAAGGCTGGCGCTCGTGTTGACACGCAGGGTTCGCTTGAGGGCGGCACTCGTGAAACAAAGCCCACGTCTTTGCTGGGTGCGCTCCACGAAAAATACGACAAATAAAGGAGACAATGACACATGGCTATTACTCTTGCTGGAGCTAAGGTCGGCATGGCCGACAAGGTCGACCAGATGATCGTCGACGAATTTCGCCGCAGTTCTCTGCTGCTGGACAGACTGGTGTTTGATAACGCCATCTCTCCGGGCACTGGTGGTTCCACTCTGACCTACGGCTACATCCAGCTGAACACCCCCTCCACCGCCGCTGTTCGTGCGATCAACAGCGAGTACACCGCCAACGAGGCCAAGCGCGTCGAGAAGACCGCAAAGGCCATCATCATGGGCGGTTCCTTCTCCGTTGACCGTGTGCTGCAGAATACCTCCGGTGCTGTTGACGAGCTGGCGTTCCAGGCACAGCAGAAGATCAAGGCGACCAGCAACTACTTCCATAACCTGGTCATTAACGGCACTTCCGCCGCTACTGGCGCTGGTTATGTGACCGGCACCTTTGACGGTCTGAAGAAGCTGCTGTCCGGCACTTCTACGGAGCTGTCCTCCGGCATCAACCTGTCCACCTCTGCTCTGCTGGATAGCAACGCCAACGCGTTCATTGACCAGCTGGATCAGCTGGTGCACACCATCGACGGTGACACCACCATGCTGATGATGAACAGCGATATGCTAATGAAGGTCCGTTCCTGCGCCCGCCGTGCCGGTTACTACGAGCGTACAAAGAACGACTTTGGCCAGGTGGTGGAGACCTTTGCCGGTATCCCCCTGATGGACATGGGCAAGTACTACAACGGCACTTCCTCTGTGGACGTTATCGGCACTTCCGCCGCTACCGATTCCGCCGACGGCACCACCAGCATCTACGCGGTGAGTATCGGTCTGGACGGCTTCCACGGCATTTCCCCCACCGGCAACAGCGTCATTTCCAGCTATATGCCTGACATGAACGCCCCCGGGGCCGTAAAGACCGGCGAAGTCGAGCTGGTGGCAGGCGTGGTGCTGAAGAACACCCTCAAGGCCGCTGTGCTGGATAACATCATCCTGTCCCCCAAGACCGGTAGCTGATTTGAAAGGAGCTGGCTCACATGACATACGCTGATTACAACTATTACTCCGGTACCTATATGGGCACCGTGAGCGAGGAGGATTTTCCGCGTCTGGCTGTACGAGCCAGCTCCTTCCTCGATTACTACACGCAGAACCGGGCAAAAGATAACGCTGATATGGACGCTGTAAAAATGTGCTGCTGTGCACTTGTAGACAAGTATCAGCTGATCGAAGCCGCGCAGCAGCTTGCCGCAACCAAACTGACAAACGCGGCGACCGGCGATGATGTGAAAAGCGAAACGGTAGGCGGTTACTCCCGGACGCTTGCCAGCGGCGGTGAAGCTGCCGCGTCCGCACTAAGCGCTACGGACGGGGCGAAGAAACTGCTGGCGGCGACCTGTAACGAGTATCTGGTGCATACCGGTCTGCTGTATCGGGGAGGGGGGTGCTGTGGTTGTACGCGCCCCACACTATAACGGTCTACAACGCCGTGCAGGAGACTGACCCGGCGACCTTTGAGGAAATCACAAAGCTGTATGTGACCATCCTGCGCGGTGTTATGCTGCAAGCCAGCAAGGCTGTCAACGTGCGTGAAAGCGGACTTGAGAGTGCGGACGCGGTAAACCTGTACATTCCGTTTTCCGTGAAAGCGGTGGACGGAACGACAGGCAAGGCCAAAACTTACGCGCCCCCGCAGGCGTTTCTTGCGGCGGCGGACAAGTCCGGGCTGTGGACGCTGTCTGTGAACGGTAACGGCGGGCTGACTTTCTTTGTGAAAGGCGAGTTTGTCACAGACAAAGAGGACGTGGCTATGGCACAGGACGGCTGCTACAACGTGACCAAGGTGGACGAGAAAGATTTTGGCAGCGTGGATATGCAGCATTGGGAAGTCGGAGGGGCATAAAATGTCGCTCAAGTTCTCTGTTGACGTGTCCGGCATGGACGAGGTAAAGCGGCAGCTTGCAAGGGCCTGTGGCCGCGCTGAAAGCGTTTTAGCGCAACAGGTGATGAAAGATACCACCCCCTTTGTGCCTGCGCTTACAGGCTCTCTGACGCAGCGAACGCGGGTGGTGGGAAACGAGGTCATTTATCCCGGCCCATACGCCCGGTTCCTGTACTACGGTAAGGTGATGGTAGACCCGGCGACCGGCAGCACATACGCCCCAAAGGGCGGGCACAAGGTGGTCACAGACCGAAATCTTGTATTTAACACAACAATGCATCCGCAGGCACAGGCGCACTGGTTTGACGCTTCCAAAGCGCAGAACATGGAGAAGTGGGTGCGGGTGGCAGATAAGGCGGTGAAGAAATTTGGAAAAGATTAAAAAGGCCGTGTCGGCGGCGGAAGAAGATCAGGTATCGCGCAAGCTGCTTGTGTGGCTGAACACATACCCGGAGCTGCCAGTCGACCTTATCCGCTTTGAGTTTCTTCCCGCCGACACTTCAGCTATGGCGATGTCGACCATTCAGGCGGCGTACATCGTGCGGAAGTATATCACCGGCGGTTATGTGGCGGAGTATCAGTTCAAGATAATCTATCGAGTGAAGCCGGGGAACAGCAACGACAAACGGCTCAAGGCTGACGAACTGTTGAACGCTATCGGTGATTGGGCAAATGGTCAAAAGCCCGACATCGGAGATGACAAGCGCGTTATCAGCATGGAGCCAACCACACGATCTTCCCTGTTTGCCATGTATGAAAACGGGGACGAAGATCACCAAATCCTTATGAAACTGAATTACGAGGTGAATGTATAATGGCAGATTTGGAATTTAACACCACGGCGGGCCAGACCATTGACCGCGAACTGCTCATTGCGTACCTGAATACCGGCACCGCATCCGCGCCTGTGTGGAGCGCTATCGGTAAGCGCGTCGAGGACAGCAGCGAGGAAATGGATTGGAGCACCGACACCAAGCAGGACATTTTGGGCCACACCTTTACGACTATGAAAAAGCCCACCATCACGCAGACCTTTGACCCTATTCCTTTGGACGCGGGCGACGCTGCGGCGGTGAAGATGTGGAACCTGGCCGTCAAAGACCAAGATGCCCAGGCGCTGGCAAATCAGGACATGATGATCGGTCACTTCTACGCCACCAGCGGCGAGGCGATGTTTGCGGAGCGCTACGACGCTTGCGCTATTGCCATCACCGGCATCGGCGGCGAGGGCGGCGGCACCCTGAATATCACCAGCGAAATCACCTACGGCGGCACCCGCACTGTGGGCACTGTGAAGAAAGGTAGCAGCGGCGCTATTGAGTTTACTGCGGCCTAAATAACAGAGAGGGCGGGGGACATTCCCCGCCCTCACATGGAGGATAAAAATGGCAGACACTATTATCATCAATTCTGGCGTCGTAAAAAAAGTATTTGAAACAACCGATGGCAAGACGTGTGAGTTTTCTTTTAACCCCACGGACAGCGGGTTTGTGGAAAAGCTTTTTAACGCTTTTGATACGCTGGACAAAAAGCAGGAAACTTACAAAGCGGAAGTAGAAAAGACGGCCAATAAACGCGACATTTTTGATACAGCACGCAAGATGGATGACGAAATGCGCGAGATCATCAATGAAGTATTCCACGTTGACATTTGCAGCGCTTTGTTTGGCGAAATGAACCTATACGCGCTGGCGGACGGTCTGCCTGTGTGGGCTAACCTGATGCTTGCCGTAATGGACGAAGTAGACACTACTTTCTCCCGCGAACAGAAAGCTACCAATCCGCGCATCAGTAAGTACACAAAGAAGTACCACACATGAGATATGATTTGCCGGTGTCCGTGGAAGTCAACGGAACGGAATATGAAATACGGAGCGATTACCGAGATATTCTGACCATCATAGAAGCCATTTCTGACAAAGATTTTACGGAAGCCGACAAGGCAGAAGCGATGTTGGATATTTTTTACCCAGACTTTGATAACATGCCGGAGCGAGACTATGAGGAAGCTATCCAGAAATGCATTTGGTTTATAAATTGCGGGGAGCCCTACAAAGAAGAAAAGCGAACCGTAAAGCTTATGGATTGGCAGCAGGATTTCCCATTGATTGTAGCTCCTGTAAACAAAGTGCTGGGGGAAGAAGTCCGCGCGATGCGCTATCTTCATTGGTGGACGTGGAACACGGCGTACACGGAAATTGGCGATTGTATGTTTGCACAAGTGGTCAATATACGGCGAAAGAAGTCAAAGGGTGAAAAGCTGGATAAATCAGAGCAGGAGTTTTATAGAAAAAACCGGCATTTGATAGATTTCCAGAAGCAATATACGGAGCAAGACGAGGCGGTCATCAGTAGATGGATATAAAAACCGCCCTCTACAGAGGGCGGTAAAGGTCAAGCCATATTCGCCAGTTTTGCCATCTTTTGCACGACGTCACGATCCCACAGCAAAATGCCGGTTGCTTCAGCAGCGTCTTTTGCCCCTTGCGTAAAGTAACGGTTTGTCATAACAACGCCAACTTGACAGCGGTAAATGGTCTTTCCAGTGTTGACTTCTTGTACCGGCTTGTTACCCAAATCGGAAGTATTGCTATGCGTTTAATCTTTTCCATAGCTGTCCCTCCTTTACCGCAACCATAACACATTTTATGCGAAATGTCCATTCGCAATTTGAAAGTAGGTGGTGCAAATGGCAAACGCAGACGGCTCCGTTATTATCAGGGCCGACATCGACGATAAACAGGCACAGAAAGAACTTAATGCGTTGACCAAAAAAATCGACGCATTACAGGAAAAGCTTAATAGCAAAAAAAGCAACCGGGATTTTCTTGCAAACAGAGCCGCAGATTTGGCGGACAGTTTGGAAAAAGAACAAGAAAAGCTTGCGCACATGAAAAGCGGGGATGAATTTTTTACAAGCTTTCACATCGAAAGGCAAACTGAGCTTGTTAAAAGTCTTCGCGGAGAATGGAAAGACGTAAACAAAAAATTGGACACGCAAAACGACAGAATTGCGGAAGCTGAGCGTGCAATAGACCGTGAAAAAGAAAAAGCCGGGCAATTGGCAACGCAAATAGCAGCAGCAAAAGAAAAAACTACCGGGTTTTCTGCCGCTGCGGAAGAAGCAGACAAGAGGCTGAAAAAGTTTTCTGATAGAGTAAAAACGCTTGCTCGTCGCGTGCTGGTGTTTTCACTTATCACGCGGGCGCTGCGGTCTTTGAAAGACTACATGTGGGAGGCCATACAAACCAACGATGAAGCTATGGCGGCGGTTGGCAGACTAAAAGGCGCTTTACGCACTCTTGCGCAACCAATACTGAATGTGCTTATCCCCGCGTTTATTGTTCTTGTCAACGTTATTACACAGGTAGTAAATGCTCTGTCCAAACTGGTGGCTATGATTTTTGGGACAACGGCGGATGAAGCGGGCAGAGCTGCTGAAAATCTATATAACCAGCAAAAAGCACTTAGCGGCGTTGGCGGGGCGGCAAAAAAAGCAAGTAAGTCTTTGGCAAGCTTTGATGAAATCAACAAACTTTCCGTGGATACTTCCAGCGGCGGAGGCGGCGCGGGTGCCCCAAACTTTGTGTCTTCCATGAAAGACCAAATCAGCGCGGTCACATCCCTGTTTGTGGGCGCTGGCTTGCTGGCTTTGGGCGCTATACTTACATTCTCCGGAATAAATATACCGCTGGGCATCGCACTTATGGCAATTGGCGCGCTGACTATTTACAGCGCAGTAAGCGAAAACTGGGGCGCAATAAAGGAAGCGCTACAGGGTGAACTTGCCGGTATCGTTGCAATTGTAAGCGTTGCTTTGCTGGCATTAGGCGCGATATTTGTGTTCGGAGGCGTAAATGTTCCTCTTGGCCTTGGCCTTCTTGTACTCGGAGCGGTTGGTCTTGCGGCAACTATAGCCGCAAATTGGGGCGTGATAAAGGAAGCGCTGCAAGGAGAAGTTGGACAAATCGTTGCAGTTGCAAGCACGGCATTGTTGGCACTTGGCGCGATCCTTTTGTTTACTGGCGCGGGGATTGCGCTTGGTCTTGGACTTATTCTTGTGGGAGCAGCAGGGCTTGCGGCGGCCATTGTTCCAAATTGGGAAAGTATTGTAGAAGCGCTGCAAGGGCCGCTTGGGGAGGTTATCGGTACGATCAGCGCAGCACTGCTTGTTCTCGGTGTTGTCCTTTTGTTTACCGGAGCCGGTGTGCCTCTTGGTCTTGGCCTGATTGCAGTTGGCGCTGTTGGCCTTGCTGCGGCAATTGCGCCAAACTGGAATTTCCTGCTTGACAAACTCAAGGGCGTTTGGGAAGACATCAAAGCGTGGTTTAGTAATACTGTGATCGGTGGGCTACTGAAAGCAAAAGAAAAGATTGCGGAATGGGGACACAATGTAATCGGCAAAGTAAAAGATGTGCTGGGTATTCATTCCCCATCGACGGAAACGACGCAGATGGGCGACTACATGATGCAGGGCCTTGCAAACGGTATCAATGAAAATCAGGGGCTTGTGCTGGAGCAATTCCAACTCGTACTTGATAACATTGACGCAGAATTTCTGGCATGGGAAGAAAACTTCATGACAGGGTTTTCTAAATTCAGCGCGGAGTTTAACAAGGCGTGGCTGGCACACTGGAGCCTGACAAACCGAAACTTTGTAATCCAGTGGAATTACATTATTGAGTCGTTCCAGCGCGGCATCAACAACGTCATTGATGGGTTAAATAGGCTTGTTGCCGCAGCAAATAGTTTGTCGGATCTGACAGGTAAGCATTATGGCAGCGTGTCACGCGTAAATGTTGCGAAGCTGCCTATTCCAAAACTTGCTACCGGCGCAGTTATTCCTCCGAACCGGGAGTTTATGGCAGTGCTGGGCGATCAGAAATCCGGGACGAACATTGAAACGCCCCTTGCTACGATGGTGCAGGCGTTCAAACAGGCTCTTGCGGAAAGCGGGTATGGTGGCAGCAATGAAGCCGTGTTGGTGCTGGACCAGGACGTGCTGGGCAAGGTCGTATACCGGCTGAACAAGGCGGAGGGTACGCGCATCGGCGTAAATCTGTCGGAGGTGCAGGGATGAACTACATCAAACTGAACGGCATCTCTTTTGACGCCGATGTGGCGATCTCCAAGTACAATCGAAACTTTAACGTGCTGGACGGCGAGAACGCAGGGCGCGTAATGACGGGCCGCATGGTGCGTGACATCATCGGAACATACCTTGGCCACAAGCTGACGGTTTTTCGGCGCGGCGACAACTACAAGGGACTGGACGATTTCTGGGACTACCTGTACAAACACAGCGTGGATAACTCCGTTATGCTGGAAGCGGCAGACGGTCAGACTACCATCGCTTATGAAGCGTATTACACCAGTGCGTCGCAGGACTTGGAGAAGGGCGAGGGAGGCGTAAACTATTGGGGCGAGATCGAGGTGAACTTCGTCCCGATGGACGCGCAGCTCCGCCCCTAAGAGGTGGCCTATGTCAAAAACAACTATTCTGTACAAGGACATAGCCCCCGGTGCGGCGGATGACGCGACTGTGGTCGCCACCGGGGGGACAGGAAACCTTGCCCAAATTCCGCACGGCGCGGCCCCGGGTAAGCTTATTACGCTGGAACGGAGCCGCTGGGTGCTGGACGGCACCTTTGATGGCGTGTACGCAGAGGACAAGGTAGGCTTTTGGTCTACGGAGGTTTCCGGAGACAGCGGAGAGTTTACCAACCCGCCCAAAATCACCATGACGTTTACACAGCAGTATTCCAGCATGGGCATTCAGCTCACCTTTGACGAGGACACAGGAGAGTATTGCAGCGAGGTAGAAATCTCGTGGTATCAGGGCGCGGTGCTGCGGCGGGCGCAGTCGTTCCAGCCTGACAACGCGGTGTACTTCTGCGATTGCAGGGTAGAGAGCTTTGACAAGGTGGAAGTCACGCTGAAAAAGACCGTAGTTCCCCATCGGCGTGCGCGGGTCAATGAGATCGTGCTGGGCGTGGTGCGTAAATTCGGGATGAACGAAATACGCAACGCATCCATCGTAAACCAGGCGAACGAAGCCGCCGTAGAGCTGCCGGTGTCCACGCTAAACTGGACGCTGGACAGCCTGAAAGACGTGGACTATCTGTTCCAGCTGAAACAGCCGGTGGAGGTGTGGAACGACAACCGGCATCTGGGGACATACTACATTAACAACTCGTCACGCACGTCCGCAAACGTGTATGTGATAGAGTGCCAGGACGCGCTTGGAGTGCTTGAATACACGCCGTTCAGCGGCGGTGCATACCTTGATGGGGTGAGTGCGAAAACGCTCTTAGAAACGCTTGCAAAGCCCTTTGAGGTGGAGTATGCAAGCGATGTGGAAGATACAACGCTGAGAGGTGTTATTGTTAAGGGCACCAACCGCAGCGCTATCCAGCAGGTCATATTTGCATGGGGCGTCTGTCTGGCAACAGACGGCGGGGACAAGCTTCGGGTATTCAACCAGCCCACAAAGCCTATTCTTATCCCACGCGGGCGGACGTTCGTCGGATCTTCCGTTGCAACCGGCGCGGTGGTCACAAAGGTAAACGTGACGGCGCATAGCTATGTAGAAGCCAGCAACGGCAACGTGACCATCAATGGGGTTAAGTACAAAGACACTAGGACGGTGTACAGTGCCATCAACCCCAACGTGACCGCATCCGACCGGGAGAACGTAAAGGAAGTTACGGCGGCAACTCTTGTATCTGATGAAATTGGACAGGCAGTGGCGGACCGGCTGTACAAGTATTATTCGCTGCGTGACACGAACACGGCGACCGTGGTATACGGTGGCGAGAAGCTGGGCGACTGCGTAAGCATTTACACGCCGTGGGGCCTGCTGACCACAGGCAATCTTCACAAGATGGAGATAAAGCTGTCCAACACGGTGGTGTACAACGCGGAAGTCACAGGTGCGTGGATCATCAGTCCGTATTTCTACTACAGCAACGACCTATTTTCCGGGGAGGTGTAACCTATGGCGCTTGACGATCTGGGCCTTATCACAAACCGAACACAGGCGGACGTGGATGCGGTCATTGCCGCGCTCAGTGAAATAGAAGCTGGGCGCGGCACCCCGGCGGACGTGCTTCTCTTGAGCGACAACAAGGGGTCGTACAACTACACTGACCTGAACCGCGTTGCGGGAGCTGTGCTGTATGTGGCGGAGGAATTGGAAGCGAATGGTTACAGCGTGACGGTGACGGCAAAGCAAAGGTGGACGGAAACGGACATCCCCACGCAGGCGGACATTGACCAGTACCTCGCGGACATTGCAGAAATACGCAGTGCGCTGCCTGTGCCAGCCGATGCCCCGGAGGTGCCGACAATGCCGCTGGACTATCGAAAGGCCAACGACATTGAAAGCATCCTCATACTGGTAGACCAGCTTGTGCAGAACATAGCCAAGTCGTGGTTTTACTCGGGAGACTTGTACTCCAACGAAATCAAATAATAAACGTTACTCCCGGCCAATCGGGGCACGGGAAAGGGCAATATGAGCCGACTATGGAAACGTAGTCGGCTCCATCTTTTTTGGAAAGGAGCAGATATGCAGGACAGAATTTCCCTTTATCCTGGCCGCGTCAAGCTCACGCCTGTTTCCGGGCAGGACAACGTGTACGACATGACCCGGCAGGACAACCCCACCACGGAGGGCACACCTCTGAACAAGTCCACGCTGCTGACGGACGAGGTGGCTGAAACGCTTGGGCTTGACCCGGCAACGGCAACGCCCTCTCAGGCCATCGGTGCCGTGGCGGGCAAGGCAACGGACAAGAAACTATCGCTGACGCTGGCGGCGGCAAGCTGGACAGGGAGCGCAAGCCCCTACACCCAGGGTGTGACCATCACAGGCGGAACGGCTACCAGTCAGGCGGACATTCAGGCAGACGCAACGGCGATACAGCAGATGCTGGACGACGGCACCAACGCTATCTACATCGCCAACAACAACGGGACATTCACCGCCTACGCTGTGGGCGAAAAGCCCACCGCTGACCTGAGTATTCAGGTGACGGTGTACGACGTGAAGGAGGTAAGCTAACGATGGTTATTATCGGTAAATCGCAAATAGCGGGGGGGGTACTGCTAAACGGTTAGAGTTTGAGTACACCGGAACGTACAACGAGCGCCTTGAGGACGGCGTGGTGGAGCTGCTGAGTACCGGGACGCTGAAAGTCACGAAGGACACGTATATCGATGCCTTTTTGGTAGGAGGCGGTGGTGCCGGAAACGGGGCTAAAGATGTTCGCAGCGCTGCTGCTGGTGGGGGAAGCGGCTACACAAAAACACTTACGAAAATTCTTTTGCAAAAAGGCGTAAACTATCAGATTTCTATTGGGGCCGGGGGTGCTTATGGAACGGGTACATCATCTATCGGCCTTGCTGGTGGAGGAACAACTGCATTTGGAATTACTGTAAACGGCGGTCAACCCTCTACGAACGCAGCTGCTGGCGGTGCTGGGGGTTCCGGCGGCGGCGGGACTGCAAACAAGGGAGGGTCTGACGGTTCAAACGGTTTGAGTTCAGGAGCCTATATCGGCGGCAAGGGACAAGGCACCACCACCCGCGAATTTGGCGAAGCAACCGGAAAACTCTATGCAGGAGGCGGCAGTGGTGGCAGTTCTGATAGTACACACACTGGCCTCGCTGGCGGCGAGGGCGGCGGTGGTATGGGCGGCACCTATTTAGTAAATGGTGGGGATGGCGAAGCAAACACTGGCGGTGGTGGAGGCGGGAGAGGCAGCGGCAGCCAGCTCCACGCTGGCTCTGGTGGCTCTGGCATCGTGTGCATAAGGCTACACAAAGAATAAACACGGCCTCCGTTTCGGAGGTCGGGAACGGAGGTTTATATGGCAATTACAGGCAGAGCGGTGACAGCAGGGGGCGGCGGAATTGCCAATCGGCTGGATTTCACCTACACGGGCGGTACATTCAATGAGCGTACCGCAGACGGTGTAGTGGAGTTTTTGGAAACCGGTATCCTTACGATGAAAAAGGATACGTATGTGGATGTATTCATGGTTGGCGGTGGTGCCGGGGGTGTGTCTATTGAAACATCCAGCAACGGCGGAGCCGGAGGTAGCGGTGGATGCACAAGAACTATTGTAAACGCTTTGTTGCGAAAAGGGGTGGCATACCAAGTTGTTATTGGTGCCGGGGGCACCGGAGGCGGCAACTCCGGCGGTGAAACTTCGGCTTTTGGCTATACGGTTTCAGGTGGAACTGTTGCCGCCGGGGGTTCTGGAGGCGGAAAAGGAGGCGTATCCGCAAGCGGGCAGACGAACGCCGGAGATGGCGGGTCAAACGGATCGGATGGTGGTAATGTCGGATACTCGACAACCGGAACCCCCGGAAAAGGACAAGGCGCCACTACGCGAGAATTTGGCGAGGCAATCGGCAAACTGTATGCAGGCGGCGGTGGCGGCGGCGCGGGAGTATACGGAAGCTTTGGAACTTCGGGAGCTGGTGGTGAAGGGGGCGGCGCAAAAGGTAATTCCACAACTGACGCTACAGCTAATACCGGTGGCGGTGGCGGCGGCGGGAAAGGGTTTGCTGGTGGTGGAGGCACCGGCGGTCAAGGGACTGCTGGCGGCAGCGGTATCGTGTGTATCCGCCTGCACCAAGACGACCCCACTGAGAACGTGCTGAGTGGAACGTGGAGGTTTAATGACACACTTACCATGCCGAGCGCTTTGTTTACAGAGAACTTCGATTATGACGGGACATTTGTCTATGCCGGTTCCAGCCTTTATGCCGTGATGGGCGCAAGAGCATTCTCTGGCACAACCGATCTGTGCTTTGGGCATAACTCCGGTGATTTGTCGACAAATTATGTACTGGTATATGACTTTACACATAACATGTGGAGGCAATCAACAGCAAAAACCATAAAATTCTGGAATCGCTATCAAGTAGTTTCTCCGGAGTTCTACGCATGGTTCACCGCAAACGCCACCAAGATTTCGGATTAAGGAGCGTGATTAAGTGAGATACGCATTAGTGGAAAACGGTGTTGTTACGAACATCATCGAAATGGACAAGCGGAACGAGCAGTTCTTTCCCTCGGCGGTGTACACAGGCGACCGGCCTGTGGGCATGGGCGACACGTACACGGAGGGGAAGTTCTACCGTGACGGCAAAGAGGTTCTGACGGCACTGGAGGAGGCCAACAAGGAGATAGACAGCCTGACGCAGCAGCTGGGCGAGGCTGTGGAAACCATCTATCAGGCGGATATGGAGGTTATCGGATGAGCATGATTATCGGTAAAGCGTTAATTACGGGGGGAGGGGGTACTGTTGACCGGTTAGATTTTACCTATACGGGGCAGTACAACGAGCGCCTTGAGGACGGCGTTGTGGAATTTCTGACAAGCGGTGTGCTTACGTTCAAGAAGGAAACGGCTATTGATGCATTCCTTGTTGGAGGCGGGTCTGGCGGCTGCACCGGCTGGTATCGCAACTCCACCAATTATGGAGGCGGCGGTGGAGGCGGTGGCGGAAAAACGGTGACGCTGCTGAATATCACACCGCGAGCGAATACTGAATATCAAATCGTTGTGGGAGCCGGTGGCTCATCCGGGAAGAAGAACACCACCGAATCCAACATAACAGCGCCTACAAATGGTGGTGATACCACCGCGTTTGGTTCAACTGCCGAGGGCGGCAGAGTACCTACTGTAATGACTTCTGGCGGAACTGTGTATTCCGCGGGTTACGGAGTGCTGATTTGCGGCGGCAGCGGTGGTTCTGGCGGCGGACAGAGTGTGGGGCTCGGCGTAACGTCGGCCTACAATATTGCAGGTGCAGGAGGAAGCGATGGAAGTGATGGCGGTGCAGCAACCCCTCAGCCCAGCGCGACTGCCTATCCTATAGGCACCGGCCAAGGAACTACTACGCGCGAGTTTGGAGAGACAACCGGCAAACTCTATGCGGGCGGAGGAGGCGCAGGAAACATTCTTGGTATGCCTACAGCTGGTGGTGACGGCGGCGGCGGTAATGGCGGAGGTGATGCCGCGACCATGAATGCAGCTGCTAACACTGGCGGTGGGGGCGGTGGCCAAAATGAATCCGGCGGAACCACCGCTGGCGCGGGCGGCAGTGGCATCGTGTGCATCCGGCTGCACAAGGAAGCGTAACAACAAATTGAAAGGAGAATGACTATGTACAACATTATGACGAAGCTCATCAACAAGCGGTTTTACAAGACCCGTGAGGAGGCACAGCAGAAGTGCGACGTGTTTTACGCCGTGGGGCGCATCACGGACGAGCAGTACACGGACCTGTGTGCGCTGATCGAGAGCGTGTACGCAGAATAAGGGGCGGGGAGATTACTCCCCCCGCTGGATGTAGGCTTCCTCGGCATCGAGCTGTGCCTGTTTGAGCGCGGCGACGGCCTTTTCAAGCTGGGCAATGGCGTCGGTGACGGCGTTGAACAGGGTGAAATACTCGGGCATGGGAACACCTCCTTTCTGCAAGCAGGATAGCACAGGTGGCGTGTCAGAAACGGTCGAAGGGTGTCGAGGGGCAAAAATAATTTGAGAGGAGAACGCGGCGAATGGAACCGTGGGTACAGCAGATCGCCGTACCGCTGGCGGTAGCGGTGCTGACAAGCAGCGGCTTGTGGGCACTGGTATCGAAGCGGGCGGACAAGAACAACGCGGAGCGGAAGATGCTGGTGGGTCTGGCGCATGACCGCATCATCCATCTGGGCATGGTGTACGTGACACGAGGGTACATCACGCAGGACGAGTACGAAAACCTCAATGACTATCTGTACCAGCCGTATGAAAAGATGGGCGGCAACGGCAGCGCAAAACGGGTCATTGAGGAAGTAAGGAAGCTGCCCATCAAGCGAGAGGAGTAAAGCCGGAAAGGAAGTAATATGAAGCTGAACAACAAGACCTATGACATCATCAAGTGGGTGGTTATGATCGTGCTGCCCGCCCTTAGTGCCCTGTACGTGGGACTGGGCGGCATCTGGGGCTGGCCGTACATCGAGCAGGTGGCGGGGACTATCTCCTGCATTACCGTGTTCCTTGGCGCGCTGCTGGGCATTTCCAGCGCCAGCTACAAGAAGGAGAAGGACCTGGGGGAAGCAGCATGAACGGCGCCAGTAAGGTCATCAAGATAGCCCGGGAGGAGCTGGGCTATCTTGAGAAGGCTTCCAACGACACGCCGGAGACACACTATCTCGACAGCAAGACCGCCAACGCCGGGGACAAGAACTTCACGAAGTACGCACGGGACATTGACGCCATCCCCCATTTCTATAACGGGAAAAAGCAGGGATACCCGTGGTGCACCACGTTCGTGGCGTGGGTGAACGTGCAGGCGTTCGGCGTAGCAGAGGCGAAGCGGCTGCAGAACCTGCCGGACGACAGTCTGGGCGCGGGCGTGTACTACCTGAAGCGGTACTTCAAGGCAGCGGGACAGCTGGGCAGCACCCCCAAGGTGGGGGCACAGGTATTCTTTGGCGACGATCACACGGGCATCGTGACGGAGATCGTGGGCAAGGGCTTCCGCACCATCGAGGGCAACACCAGCCCGCAGAGCGGCGTGGTGATCAACGGCGGCGGCGTGTACGAGAAGGAGTACGCCAGCGTGAAGTCCTCGTACACCTTCGGCTACCCGGATTATCAGGAGAGCGACGAGGACGCGCCTGCGGAGAAGCCGAAGATCTATCTGTCCCCGGCGTACCACAAGGCCAACCAGTGCTGCTATAAGCGTCCCGATGGCCAGCAATGTTTTGAAACTCTCGAAAACAACGAGTTTCTGGACATTCTGCAGCCCATGCTGGAGCGCTGCGGCTTTGACATCATGCGCGGCCCACGCCGGACGCCCATGAGCGACGAGTACGGCCCGGACTATATGTACCGCGCCATCAAGGAGAGCAACAAGTGGGGCGCAAAGGTGCACTATGTGTCCCACACCAACGGCAGCACCAACGGCCCCACCGGGCACGGCACGGTAAAGGGATTTTTGTCCATGTACCACCCCAGCAGCGCCAACGGGAAGAAGCTGGCGGAGCTGATGGTGAAGTACCGGAAGGCTATCTACCCCCACGGATGCCGGACGGCGACGCGGAGCGACCTGCACGAGCTGGATGACACGAACGCCTACGCCGTGTATCAGGAGCACGTGTACCACGACAACCCGGAGGACGCGGCGTGGTTCCATGAGCACATGGAGGATTGCGCCGTGGCGGACTGCAAGGCGCTGTGCGAGTTCTGCGGGCTGGAATATGTGGAGCCGGAGAAGCCGCAGGAGCCGGAACAGCCGGAGACACCGGAACAGCCGGCCGTGACCGAAACGTACACCGTGAAGGTGACGCGGAGCGCAGACGGGAAAAGCGGAACGTGGAAGATCGTGAAGTAAAACAAATCTGCTGGGCGGGAAAGAGCTACGACAAGCCGCCTCTTTCCCCGGCGTAAAGTCCCGCAAGCTCACGGCTAAAACCGTGTTATGGACAGCTACCACAAGCAGATACGGCGCAGATTGCAGAGCATGGCACCAAAGCGGGCTATTGCGTATGTTATGAGCGCCCAGCTACCGCCTGACGAAGCGGTGTGCGTTATTGAATGTGACGTGAAGCGGAAGAGCTATTGTGAAACGGCGTTACTGCTGAACGTGTCACCGGAAACGGTGAAGCGGTGCCGCAGGAGAGCGTATCAGAAATTTGCAGACGAAGAAAGAAGCCGCACCTAAAAAGGTGCGGCTTCTTTGTTTGTGCCCGGTAGGGGGGAACCGGGCGTAAAAAAAAGGGAAAGATGCCAGCCGGGAGTATTCCGGGGTGGCTGATTTTATTATACATCGGTTCTGCGGTATTGTACAAGTAAATAATTCGCAAATTAACGGCCTTTTTCTGACCTTTAACTGCCCCTTTGCGGCGGGGGCTTTTTTTGCGCTTTCCGGCGGCAGAACGGGCAGTTCATCCCCGTCCAGCTCCGCAAGCGTGATGCCGAAATGCTCGGCTATCTTTTGGCGCGTTTTAGGGTGCGGAATTACAGTGCCCGCTTTCCAGTTTGCGACAGATTGACCGTTTACTCCTATAATTTTTGCAAATCTGTACGCAGAATATTCGCGCTGCTCTAAAGCGTAGTTAAAATTATTGGTAAAACTCATAAAAACAGAACCCTAATTTAGTGCATTTCGACACCCTAAATTCGGTTGACAGATGCCCTAAGTTAGGGTATAATTGTCATCGTGGACAGGCAACAAAAACCTGCACCACCCCGATAAATAGGGCTGGCGTGATAGAAAAGTTTGTAGCAAAACCAAACTATCACAAATACTCTAATTTGTCAAGAAAATAATCTAACTTTGGAGGTGATATTTTGGGATTTGGTGAAAACCTCGCACGGTTGCAGGAGGAACACGGCGAGACGAGTTACCGACTGGCAAAGGCTATCGGCGTACATCAGACGTCCATTACGAACTGGAAGAACGGCATCAAGCCGCACCCGAAGCACGCGAAGCTGGTAGCGAAGCACTACGGCGTGAAGGTGGAGGAGCTGATGGGGACGATGCAGCAGGGGTAAGAAAAAGCCCCGCCCAGTGGTTGCGGCACTGGACAGGGCATCTCCGAAACATCTACCAAAATGTTCTGCGGATAGTATACCACGACCGCAGAGGAAAGGCAAGAGATTATGACGTGTGCTGAAATTGCCGTGATGTTATGGGCGCGGCAGAACGGAATGGAAATTATCGAGGTCGAGTACATTCGACAGGAGGAAACGGCATGAGTTGGTTTGCATGGACGCTGGCGTTTATCGGCGCGGCGTGGCTGAGCTGGGCTATCGTCAAGGGCGTGGAGGCGCTGGGGCGATGAGGGAGCGGAACAGGCGTGCGCGGGAATACTCCCGGCTATGCTGTACCAGACGATGGTGCAGGCGTATGTGGGTGGTGGCAATCGTCCTGTGGGCGATGCTG